CACTTACAAATGTAAACATCGACAGTGGTGCTATTGATGGTGTCACGATTGGCACAAACTCTGCTGTAACGGAAGCCCAAGTTGACAACATCAACATCAATGGTAACACCATCTCAAGCACCGACACCAACGGTAACATCACCCTTGCACCAGACGGTACGGGGGTCGTTGACGTAACTGGCACGGTGACGGCTGATGAGCTGAAGCTACAGGACGACACCGACACCAACAGCATCAAGTTGCAAGCACCATCAAGCGTGACTACGACCACCACGTTCACATTGCCGGACGGTGACGGCACCGCCGATCAGGTGCTGAAGACAGACGGGTCAGGCCAGCTAGGCTGGGTTGCTCAGACGGCTGTTGCTCCTAACCCCTCGCTCATCATCAATGGTGCGTTTACTGTGGCACAACGGGGAACGAGTGCTACCGTAACTACAGGCAGCGCACCTCTAACCGTAGACAGATTTAGTACTAATATTGCTAACTTAGACCAAGCATCTTTAACAGAAAGCCAAGACACAACAGTCCCATCGGGGCAAGGGTTTGCTAATTCTTTTAAGGTCGTTGTCGGTGGCACCGCTGAAACTACACTTGACGCTGATGAGCAAGTCTATATTCGTTATCAAGGCATAGAGGGTCAAGACGCACAGCATCTTGCGTTTGGCACATCTAGCGCAAAGCAAACAACCCTATCTTTCTGGGCTAGATCCGGTGTTACTGGTGACTACGCTGTCCTAATGTACACGAACAATGGTATTGGTGGCGCATCAGCAAGGAGCCAAACTAAAACTTACACAATAAGCGCGGCTGACACTTGGGAATATAAGACCATCACATTTGATGGTGATGGCGCATCAGGTAACGCGCTTGCTAATGATACATCTGCTGAATTACAACTTTACTTTAGCCTTGCGGCTGGTTCTAACAATACAGCAACAGACGGCACAAGTTGGGGTGCTTATGCACAGGGCAAACTTGCGTATGGTCAAACTGCTAATCTTATTGGCACAGCCAGTGCCGCTTTCTACATCACAGGCGTCAAGCTAGAAGTAGGCGAGACAGCGACGGATTTTGTCCACCGTAGCTATGGCGAGGAACTGGCGTTGTGTCAGCGGTATTACGAAGAATGGGGCGGTGAAGACGCATATCAACCATTTGGATATTTTGAAGGAACTGGTACTGTGGGTTATTCTGTAATTCAATTTACAGAGAAAAGAGACCCGCCAACAGTTACAGTTTCTAATGTTGCACATTTTCAATCAACCAGAGCTGCTGTCGCTTTTACTGCAATGGTATTTTCACAACCAGCTACGACACATGTGTTTTGCACAATATCAAGAAGTAGCAATAACTGGGCCAGTGGGGAAATTTTTTCTTGGAGGGCAAACAACAGCACTTCTGCAAGAATATACTTTAATGCGGAGATATAGATGTATAAGTTAATTAAAACACCAGAAACCGCTGACCACGTTTCTACAGTCAAACGTCTTGCAGATAATGCTTTTATTCCTATGAGTAAAGGTAATGCAGATTATCAGATGTATCTTGAATGGCTTGCTGAAGGAAATACACCCGAACCAGCGGATGCAGACTGATGGAAATGACCAGCCTAATAGACACGCTTATCGGGCTAGTCGTGGCTGGCCTTGCGTGGTTCCTGTCAGAGCAAAGCAAAGAGCAGAGGCGGCTCAACATTCTGCTGAACAAGACCCGCGAGGAATACGCCACAAAGTTTGAACTGCGTGACAACATGAATAAGGTTATGGAACTGCTACGTAGAGTAGAAGACAAGCTGGACAAAGTATTGAGTAGGGATTAAGCATGGCTGATTTAAAAGGTAAAAAGGGTGACGCTCTAAGTGAAGAACTCGTAAAAGAGCAGACTGAACAGGCTGAACAGACTTCCTTAGACCCCAAACAAGAAATAGTACCTGATCTTTTAGTCGAAGATCAAAAAGAGATCTTAACAGACACTAATGTTAAGATGTCCTCTGTTTCTGCACCTGTGCCATCCGGTCTAAGTTCTTCTATGTACGATCAGACAGCCCCTCAAACACAGGCTGCAAACACGTATCAAGCTGCAACTGTAACGCAACCTCAGAATATGCAAGCAGCACAGGGTACGCCTTCTGCTAATGCTCTTGTAAACGCCGCTCAAGGGCAATTATCTCCTGCTTCTTTGGCCCAAGCACAGACTGCAACCTTAGATCCTCAAGCAACTGTCCAATATCAAATGGGGCAGATAATGAGTTCGATTCAGGCAGGTCAGCCTCTTCCCGCGTGGGCCGCGCCACAAGTTCGTAAAGTAAGCGCAATTATGCAACAGCGAGGCTTGGGGTCGAGTTCTATGGCTGCAGCCGCAATGGTACAGGCCGTAACAGAATCGGGTATTGAAATTGCCGCAAAGGATGCAGAAAAGTACGCAACTATACAGCTTGCAAATCTAAGTAACAGGCAACAAGCAGAATTACAAAATGCTGTAGCTTTAGCCAACATGGATATGGCTAACCTTAACAACCGACAGACTGCAGCAGTACAAAATGCAAAGACGTTTCTTACAATTGAAACACAGAACTTGACTAATCAGCAACAGACGGATACAATTAACTATCAGTCTGCAGTACAGATGAAGCTATCTGATCAGGCTGCTGAAAATGCTGCCCTACAGTTTAATGCAAAGTCAGAAACTGAAGTTGACATGTTTTTTGCTGAATTAGGTTCGCAGGTTGAATCTGCAAACATGCAACGTGCCGCATCTATAGACCAGTTCAATGTTAATCAGAGTAATGCTATGAACCAGTTCAATGCGTCTATGGAAGCTTCCCGCCAACAGTTCAATGCAAATATGCAATCGACTATAGATCAAAGCAATGTTGCTTGGCGCAGACAAATTAACACTGCAAATACTGCAGCACAAAACGCAGCTAATCAACAGAACGTACAGACGCTTCTTGGTTTAAATCAAAACTCATTAAATAATTTGTGGCAGCTATACCGCGATCAGGCATCTTGGTCTATGCAGATATCAGAAAATCAACAAGAACGTGCCCATAATGCAGCGATGCAATCTGCACAAATTGCCGGAAGTAAAAGTTTGTATGATGATCAATTCGATGACTTTTTGAAAGTCAAAGCAATCGATTCGATATTCGGATAAGGAAAAGCTATGAGCAATATTTTTCAAACTGTTATGGGTAAGATAGGCAGCAGCATAGGAGCAGGACTTACATCCACTCTAAATACTGCAACTAGCTATCTTCCGTCGGGCGCACAAAGTTTTTTAGGCAGCGTAGGTTCATTTACGGGTATAACTACACAAAGCGTAGGCGATTATGTAGGCGACTTAGTAAGTGGTGCTTTAACCCCGCCTACCGATCCTACAAAGATGAGCGATCTACCACAAGCTCCCGCAATTAAAGGCGTCGGTCCTAGTGGGGCAAAGCAGCTTGCTCGTGCCGGACAGGCTCAGATGATTCCTTTTGGTAATTCTGATCGTATCTCTCGTGCAATTCAAGATCAACGAGTCGCACAAAAACTAATGCGAATGTCTCAGGGGTTTAGACCACCATCACCAAATATCCGTAGTGCGCCTACAATAAGCCTTTCAAGTGCAAGCAGCCCATCCGCATCCTTGACACGAAAATACACAACAAAAAAAGTTAAAGCATAAGGTCGTAACACCATGACAATGGAAAAGATTACTGCTGTAGCAGCCCCGCCCGGACACTCCCTCACAGACAGACCGGGGCAGTGGGCGTGGGAAAGACCCCCACAATTTACAAATCCAGACGATGCTCTGGACTTCGTTTTGGATAAGCTAGAAGAACCGACCCGTGAACGCGACATGTTACGTCTCATGGCTGCAGGTATATCTATCGAAGAGTTGGTTTCTCAGATTGCATTTAAAGGTTTCATGGGCGGGTTTTACACCCCAGATGTAGCCGAACTGATCAAGCCTAGCATTGGTATATACTTGTACCACAAAGGCTTGGAAGAAGGTCTTGAACCGCGCATGATGATGGACCCCAACCAAGAAGAGGGTATTGAAGAGGGGGATGTTGACGACGTTTCATTCTTTAGAATTTTGAAGCAGCGCAACCCGGAATTGTTTGAAGCAATGAACGAAGAACTAAACCGACAAGAACGTATGGAAGTAGAGATGATGGCAAAGCGAGATTCTCAGCCTGTGCAAGATGCTGCACCGAAGCAAACGCCCCAGTCCTTTTTAGCTATGGGGGACATGTAACATGGCAGATCCACTACTTTTAGGTTTGTATGCTGTATCACAGGCGATAAAGGGTAATCGCACTCGCAATGCAATTGAGGCAGAAGAAGAAGAGAAACGTAAAGAAGCCGTAGCCGCAGCCCAAGCTAAATCGGTAGTTACGCCGTATGGGCGGACGACTCCAGACGGTCCAATCCAGCAACTAAACATATTGGATAAAAATTTCCCTAACTACACTGTTACCCACCGTCGATTCGGAACAGGAGAGATTAAGCCCGTAGAGCCGGATGAATACACAGAACAACTTTGGGAAACAAAGAGCGGTGTTCAAGGCACAAAAGGCGAACTAGAAAAACAAATCATCAGTTTAACAGGAACCAAGTTCGGAACGTGGGACGACTTGGATGCTCGTGTCGTCGGCGAACGTGATTACAAAGGCAAGCAATTTACAACTAGATATGTCCCCGGATACACATCTGCGGCTGAAAAAGCTGCCAAGCCTGTATTTGTTTTCGAAGGAACTGACGAAAAAGGTAATCAGGTATTCGGTGCAACAAAGGCTGAAGTAATGGGCAAAGGAGCCACAGAAGGATCTGTTGGTCAAAAGTCGGTTTCGCCTGAGTTTGCTGCAGGACTAGGGTTCGAAACTGCTAGTTTGTCTACCGTGCAGAAATCCTTCGTTCCTGTACCAGAAGAAAAGGAACAAAGCAAGTTTGTTGCAGTTACCAAAGATAATAGGCTTGTTTTTGGGAGTACTACACAGGAAATTTTAGACAGCAATCCAGACTTAAAAATAGAAGATATTGGTGAAGCAAAATACAAAGGTGAAACTAGAACAGGTGCTATTACGTACCCGTTTAAAAAAGAAAAAACCGACGCTGAACTATCAAACTTTGTAGACGCTTACCCCCTAGATGCAAGCGGAAAGCGAACTGGGCCTGTTACGCAGATTCCTTTATACGAGTACAATCAAGACAGAACTAAGTACGAACCTACAACGAACAAAGGATATCAATTAGACCCTACAACTAAAAGGCGTGTAGGTGAATTTGAACTTTTCTCTGCAAGCACGGCAAAGGGTGCCTTAGACTTATCCCAAGCATTCTTTGACATCAAGCATAGTGATAGAGACGGGCAAGAAGCACATTTTGTAATTGGCAAAGATTTCAAAGAGCCAGACCAACAGCTTACCGTGTTTAGAAACTGGATGGGAAGTCTCCCTAAGAACAATGCTGGTAATATAGATTGGAATAAGACAGGTCTTGTCGCACCAGAAAGTGTTGGCAAGATGCGAAATTTTGCTGCTTCATTAATTGAACAGGTAACTGTATTTAAAGATCCAACTACAGGTGAGATGGTTCCTAGTCGGGATCTTTTAGCAGATTTGGTTCCGTATCTAGAAAGCAGGTACCCTGTATTAAAAGAGATACCCGGACTAAAGGATGAAGTTCAGATACGTGCTGGATTAAAGGCGAGGGAAGCAGTGGCAGAACAAGCCAGCATAAACAGCGTATCTCCTGAAACTGGCGCAACTCAAGAAGTTGTTGTGGCACAAATCCCAACACAAGTTCCAGCAACTATGGTAGATCCCAATGCTGATCCAAATCAACCGGGAATACCTGCACGAGTAACCGTCGGCATACCCTTTGATCCAAAATACAAAGACGCTGTTGATTTTGTTATCGCTGATATGGCTCCCGGCGGTACTGACCTTGAAATGAACAAAGCAAAACAGACATTTTCAACTTTGGTAAACTATAAAAAAGGTCCAAACGGAAACGTGGTAAAAGGACCACAGGGTCAGCTTCTTCTTGCAGATGCCCAGCCTCAATTAGACTTTGTAAATTATCTGGTAAGCACCAAACAGCCTGACGGACCTAACCTGTTTCCTGTCTGGAAGAACATGCTTCGTATAGGCAGTGAAAGAACTGTAGTTAATCCAGAGTTGGAAAAGCAAGTTCGTATAGAGTTTGAAGGTGCAGTAGGCGGCGACTTTGATAAAGGCATGGCACTTATTTCTGCCTTCTCTCCCCCTGTTGCTGGTACTAGCAGAGATGCGTTGCTGTGGAAGGCGCAGAACAACAAGGATAGTAGACTGTTCGCTAAAGAAAGATCAAGTCGAGTTCAGCAAGCCGATTCTGCTGCCAATGCTATAAATATTATTGACAGGATGCAAGCTACGTATTACACACAAGACGGTCAGTTCATAGATATCAACACTTCTCTAGGTCAATTTTACGTTGCAGCAGACGGTGCTGTGCACTTATTTAATCAGGTAATTGGAAGTAAATTACCGGGTTTAAATTCTGTAGATCAGAATCAAGCTGCTATTGCTGCACGTAATACAATCTTTGGCACGGACACAGAAGGTAGAAAATACTACACTTCAATTTCTGAAGTTCCTCCTGCAGAACTAGAAGACATTGCAAAACAACGCGGCTTTAACAGCACAAAAGAATTCTTGGATGCTGAAAAGAAAGCAAGACAAGAAAACATAACAAGCTTTGAAGCCCTAACTAAAGGCTTAGACTCTGACAACGAGACTGTAAAGAACCTTGCCCTTCGCAACTATTATCGGTTTATGGTTGCTTATTCAATGGCAGCAGCTATTCAAGGTGGCACTGGTGGTCGTACGATTTCTGACCAAGACGTTCAAAACATCTTGAGAGCATTGAAGATGGATAGTGCTTTAGGGCAAGCCAGCACAGAAATTAGAATTCTGCAAGCTGCAAAATCTATGCTGATTGATATTGAAAAGCATTCTCGTGCAGTAGGTAATGGCGGTATGCAAGCTTACGCAGCTATGAAATTTCAAGAATTCTCTCTGGGTAATTCTGGCTTGGATATAAATGCAGATATGGTTGCAGGTATGCTGGCTCAACCCGGCGCAACAGTAGAAGACGGTGTTGATGCGTCGGTTGTTGAAATGAGCGACGAGGATAAACTGGCTAAAATAAATAAAGCACAAGGTAAATTTGGCGATACTTATGACACGTTAGAAGATGCCATGAATGCTCTAGGCCAAACAAAGATTACACGAATCTTAGCTAAGTAAGGATACCTGATGGCGATTGATGACCAGAAAACCCTAGAAGCACAAATGTTGCAAATGCAGCAGAAGCAAGCCCTGACATCTATGGGCGTTGGTGCTCCGGGTTCTCCTACAAGCTACACTGCGCCTATGTCACGTCCAGAACCTGTAGAAAGATTTCCCTCGTTAGAGAAAGTAGTTGCTGCAGGATTTGAAACTCCCAAGTTTGATGTCACACGTGAACCTTTCGCTATGGGCATCGAACTCAAAACTGACGTACAGCCTATATATAAAGACCCTCGTAAAATATCGCCTAATGTAACTTTGCAGCAGGTTATGAATTTTGACAACGACAGGGTTGTAGAAAACTTTGAAAAAGCTATGGGTGTTCGTAACGCTCAAGGCGAAGAACTTCTGTTCACAGAAGGCATGGACTACGCTCAACGTTTAGAAGTTGCTAATCGCTTTGGGACAACAAAGATAATTGATGATGAGGGTGGATTGTTCGATGTCCCGTGGGACAATTTAATATACGAACAAACTCGTTTGCCTGATCCAGATCAACTTTTAGAATTTGATGTACAGACAGGCGAAGTTGAATTCGTAGATGGTAAAGCTACACCTGTAACAGAGTTTAAGCGTATTCGCGCAAGAGACATGACCGAAGAGGATATGGATCTATACCGCGAAGCAGCTATGCTGACATCGTTGAACTTCGTTGATCCAGAGATTGGTAAGCCCTTGTTCGCTGACTTGATGAACAAACGTCTTATCAAAGCTGGTATCGAAGATGCTCGTACCCGTGCAGACATTATCGACTACGCAGTGTCTTCACCCGGAATGGGAGACATAGAAAAGATAGCAAGTATGGTTGGCGAAAACGCTATCAAGTTTCCATTTCAAATGGCTCTGTGGGGCGTAGGCGAACTCATAGACGCTGCTGATAATCTTAGCTTAGACTTTGAAGATACAGACTTAGGTTACTTTGACATACGACAAAGTGAGCGTCGTCAGGCTATCATGGACACGTATTGGGAGCCTCTTTCTCACCGGATGATTGCAACGATGGCCCAGCGAGGAACAAAGATCTCGTTGGCTGATGCAGAAGAATATATCTACACCATGACAGGATTAGCACCTCGTGTAGCAAAAGTTGCCGGGGAAATTATGATACCAACAAGAGCCGCATCCGCTCTAACTGCACTACGCTCTAAGAAAGAAGTGGCGAGATTTAAAGAGTTTTACGCGGAACAGGTATCTAAAGGAACCAAGCGTAACTTTAATGAACTGTTAGAAGACTACAAGTATATACGTTCTGGTGCAGAGGCAGGAGCAGAACCTAACTGGTTAAATAAGATAATTGCAAGCAGCGTTGGTAGTCGCGTAACTAAAGGTCTGCAAGTCGAAGATGCTGCTATGCAAGTCGGTCAACGTGCAGAGGTTGTGTCTGCAGCAAACTATCTAAGTAGGCTAAAGAATCAAAGAGCCTCGTATTTTTCCGGTGTTAAAAAGCGCGGGGGTACACCCGACGCAAAAGACACTCAAGAACTTGCACGACTTGATTTAGATATCAACAATGCCACTCTTGAGCTACAGGCTATATCTCGCATAAGTTCCACCCCTAAATTTATTCGTGATGCAAAAGTCACTGACATGTATTTGGTGGTAGGTGCAGGTACAGCCGGACACATATTTCAACAACGAGATGAAACCTACGGCATAACGGGCGACCCAATGATGGGTGAACTTATAGGTTTAGGTGGCGGATTACTTTTAGGTCTAGCAAAAGGAAGTGTACCTGCCGCTTACGCAGCCTTGCAAAAAACAGCAGCATATAAGAAATTTGGCGGTAAAAAAGCGCATGTAAAGTTCCTTGCAGAAAACATCAGCACTTATTCCCCTGAAATGCAGGAAGGTATCATTCAACGTGCAGAGTATCTAGATGAAATCTACGACGTGTTGGTTGCAGAAGGATTAGATCCTGACTTGTTGGCTCAAGGTTTTGGTGCAATGACAAACCTAGTCACAGTAAAGGCACTAGAGGACTTGAGTCGCAGTAAGGTATCCGTAAAGCAAATAGGATCACTTGCCACAAAGGAACTAGAACAAGCCCTAAATGCTCAACGCACGTTGGTTGCAGAACTTAGGGGTGTGCTTCAGGGTATTGAAGGGGGTGTAGGAGACACACCAAAAGGAGACTTCTTCCGCTTGGTGCAGAGATCTATTGAAGTAGGTCAGGAGTCAATAGACCAACTTGCTAACGATCTAACAGTTATAGAAAAGCGTGGTGTCCAATACTATGTAGATCTGATCGACGGTAACAGTCAAAAGTTTGGTCAACAACTAGGCCCAGATACTGTACGTAGCTTTGATGACGCTATGGGTCGGTTGCAAGATCAGCAGTTAATCAACGCCGCAGATCTACCTAAGATGGAATTTGATAAGGTAGCAAACGATACGCGGGACAATGTTGCAGCCGTAGTAACCAAACACGCTGATACCCTTCGTTCAGAATTAGCAAGTGAAGCTCAAGCTAAAAAGGCTGTAACAGAAGCTGTTGGGCCAACAGTAACAGCAGCAGGAAGACGCAACGCTGCAGATATTGTGAACTTTGATGAGCCGGGGAGCTTACTTGCTGCCCTTTTAGAAAGTGGTCATGCTGCCGATAAGGTAAAAGCACAACGTATGTATGGCGTATTAGACGGGGGCAACTACGTCGATGAGGCAGGAAACGCCTTAGATGGTGCTGTATCCGTAAACATAAGCGACGTATTCGATTCTATATTCACAGGACTGCCCGACTTGCCTCTACCTAAAATTACAGGGGAAACAGTTAGACCGGGTGACCTTGCTATACTAGATCAAACCTTTCAAACCTTATCTGATCCCTTCTTTGCTTCTCTTGCAGAAGGAACAGACAAGACGGTAAAGCAGGTTGTTGCAGACCTAAAGAAAACGTTTGAATCTCAAGGTAAGCAATTTAGAAAAGGTGTTAGTGAACAAACTCAGGTTGTGCAGTTCATGCGCGAAGCGGCTGCAGAGTTAGACAGCACTCTTGATATCTTTGATATGAACTTTAACCAGCTTCGTGAGTTAGACAAAGCAGTTCGTCACATGAGATTTACTGCCCGTCAGTCAGGTAACTTGGAAAGAGCCAATACCCTTCAAACTTTAGAAGAATTAGTAAATAACAAGTTCGATCAATTCGAAATAGTAGACGCCGAAGGTAACCGTGCGGCGATAGACTCTTTGAACGTTACATTTACAGATGACGTAGGCCAAACAAATATCATGCCTGTAAGAGACGCCCTAAACGAAGCCAATAGAGAATGGGCTAAGTTTAAGTCGCGCTGGTACGACATGGATGAAAAGGCACAAGTACCTAAGTGGATGTCATGGGGTAACAGAAGCAACGTGGATGTGTCTGTAAATAACCCTCTTGGTATACGCTATTCAGCTAACCCCCGCGAGTGGTTCAACGTAAAACAAGTTAGTAACATGGACCCGAACGTACAAGGCAAGTCGTGGTTTGATTCCCTGCAGCGTACTCTTGGTGATGAGGTTATTGATCCGGCTACAGGCTTACCACAGTATACGTTTGTTGAAGGCACTAACATGACAAATGCTGTAACAGCCACAGTGAAGACAACCATAGCAGATTACCTTATCAGTATTCAGGGCAAGGTGGCTCCCGCAGAACTGTCAAGACAAGTAGATAACTTAAATCAAATATTTGTTATGCGTGGCGCGGATGGTAAGATGAAGCCTATGTTAGACATAGCTACAGTCATTGATGATGCTATTGGATTTTCTCGTAAGACAGTTGGTGATCAGGCGTTTGATACGGCGATGGCTCGTGTGCAAAGTGACATACAGACCCAACTAGCCAAAACCCTAGAACCTGCAAAATTAGCAAAGAAGCAAAAAGAAATAGCAGTTTCTATCCTAGAAAACTATACGGGTGCTCGTATCCCAGCAGATCAAATTGCGGATAGACTGATAGGTGGCGGTGAGTTGCAGCTATCCACAGTCAAACGAGAGATTAAAAAGATCCTAAATGTGTCCGACGAAGAGGTAGATGGAATCCTTGCGGACGTTTATTTAGACGCCCTAGAAAGAAGAGCGTTTAAGACAACCGACAAGAGGGTTATGATTGCAGACGGAACTAACATTCCTGAGTCTATTGTTGACTTGAATGAAATGCAACGTATGCTTGGTGCTAATGATCCTGAGACAGCTACCCTTGTCAAGCAGCTTATTGGTGAAAAACGATACAAAGTCTGGGACGCTACCTCTAAGCTTCTTGCAGACAGACAGGTAACTAGACAGGGCGGAGACTTTGATATAACAGGTGTACCCCGTTCGTTTAGTATGGAATCGTACATAAGTCGGTTTTATGCAATTAATCGAGGTGTCATTAGCCCCCGCTATGTTATTAGTGAGGCGTTGCTTCAGCAGTTTAGAAACAAAAGGTACAACACCATTCGGTCTATGCTTTCTGATCCTGAATTGGGTGGCATGTTCCTTGAAATGGTACGTACAGGAAAGCCTTTGACTGCGAAACGTGAGGCTGATTTCTACAATCTTTTTGTCGCCTCTTACGCAAAGACTGCGAATACAATCGGTAAACCAGAGCCTGTGACTATGGAAGATAAGTACGGCAGGGCATTTACTCTCTACCCAGACTTAGACAAGGGAATTCCTGTAACTGGACGCGAGGCCCTTGTAGGTGAAGGTGTTCGCATACCTCTTTTCCCAGAGATCGGAAAACGATCAGAAGACTTTAAACAACCCTCAATATTTGATTAAGGATGAAATGATGAAACAATATCACAACGGTCAACGCAAAGGCATGATGTACGGTGGTAACACACGTAAGCCTATGATGTATGGCGGCAAGGCAACTAAGCCTCGTAAGAAAATGCAAATGGGTGGCAACACCATGTCTGCTCCTCAACAAAAGCAACCTGCGGCTGGTATGTCTCCAATGATGCCAGTAGCACCTATGCCGACTTCCCAGCAACGCACTCCTATGGCTCAAGGAGGCAAAGCGTTCCCTGATCTAACAGGTGATGGTAAGGTTACCAGAAAGGATATTCTGAAAGGTCGTGGCGTTAATTTGATGTACGGCGGAAAGGCAAAGAAGCGTGGCAAATAAGTACGTACGTGCCCCAAAAGGCTATCACTGGATGAAGCAACGTGATGGCAGTTATAAGCTAATGAAAAACCCCTCAACCGGATACAAACGGCATAAGGGGTCTTCTATTCGTGCAAGATTTGAAATACAGAAGGTACACAAAAAGCCTAAATAAACCGACTGGATTTCTCCATCATTTCATCTCCCATCGATCTGAGGTACCTTAACAGGGATGCTATTGAGTGTGCACCATCATACTCTGGCATCCCTTTATTTATTGTGCCTTCGAATACATCAGGCGGTATACCGTCCCAGATCAACTCGACATTTCCATCCTGATTCAAATACGCCGTAAACTGAAACAGGTTAGCCTTATGCTGCTTCTTTGCCATTGACAATCTCTAGTTCTTGTATTGCTAGGTTATAACAGTCAGCCTTGAAAACAAAGCCGTTGGCAGGATCAACATCACCCACCTGATATTTGGTTGCCTTCTTGTAATAGTCTGCTTTAGGTATTTCCCCAAGTATCCACGCCTTACTATGGTCTGTAAGGATACGGACAAAGACATAGCTATCACAGTCTTGTTTCGTACCGTGTGCCGCCACAGAACAGTCGTAGTTAGGTGAAGGGGTTGTGTTGCACCGCTTAGTCTTTACGTCAACACGTCGGTTTCCTATCATCAGGTCGTAGTCTTTGCTGTTGGCTTCCATACCGCCAGTGTAGTCCTGTACGATAATCTCGCCAATAGCACCAACAACATTAGATAGGCTACCAGTTATGCTGCCCTGTAGTACACCTACAGAGGCGGCTTTCTTTTTGGCGCGGCTAATAATCTCAGGTGTTATCTTTACTTGGATCATAGATACCCTCTTTTGGTAGGAAGACCATTACAAACGAACCACAGCTAGAACAACTAAGGTTTGTTTCCATGCAGTACTCTTCATCTTCTTCAGCTATATCATGGTCTGCACCCCATGTCAACTCGTGTTTACAGTGCCAGCAGTTCAATTGCTTTCTCCTTGCTTATCTTAAACCATTCACCATGACGCTCGACAGATTCAGCTTCGAACCTAGTTAACAGGTCGGTTTCGGTAGCATGTCTGTCCTCTGTCTTTACAGATTTAATTATAGTGTAGTCACGGAAGGGTGATGATGTTTGATAGTTAGATAACCTGTCGGTTGCAATTGCCGCTTTACCAACCTTCACCCACTCAGGCCACGCCGGATTCATAATCAAATACACTTCGCCTTCAGATGTCTTTTCGATCTCGCTATGTGACCAAGCATCATCTAGGGATTTGTACTTTCCCGGCATATACAGTGGACTTTTTTTGGATATTTCCTTGCCGTTTACATACATCCTCAAGGAATCCCGACGCTTTACAGCATCAGGATTGTCCTTGTAGTACATAGGATTTCCTGTGTACGGGTTTGGATGAAACCGCTTAGACATGCTAGGCTGCGTTCAAGTCCACTACTTCACACACGCCAGCAGTACAGGCAAGTTCACGAGAACCACTGGTGTTATCTTCCTTTTCAAACTCAGAAAGTTTGTTCCAGTCGATAGTGACATTCTCATACATCTTCTTCCATTCCAAGTATTCATCTGATTCGATGTCTTGGTACGGGGCTTGCTGATAGGTATGATCACTATGTGGAAGGAACGATACCCCTGACGCCACGTCAAAGTTTTCATACACCCACGCACCAACTTCCATCCACTCGTGTTCCTTTACGGTAACGGTTATAGAAGGCTTGTGTTCGCACCAGTGAATTGCGTACGTCTTCCAAAGTTCTAGCTGTTCGATAGCTGTTGTCTGTGTTCGAGTCACGGCACCGTCAGGAGATTTCATAGGAAACGAAAACACGGTGACGCTATCTGGCTTCATCATGTCTCTTTCACTGTGTAAGCCCTGCTCAATCAAGAACTGTGTCAAGGGGTCTTTGTTATCGCCACGAACAGTACGAATGAAATAATCGTTGTGTCGTGCGTGAATACCACTAGCTGCGTCCACAAGTTGAGATACAGTACCCGATGGCTTTACACAGGTGATTGCTGCACTCTGCGGTATTCCAAGCATGTTCGCAAATTTCTTGTTTGTATCTACGGCTGCTTGACGCATTTCTTCTAGCCAACGCTTGCTGTCTACGTTCTTTGAAAGCACGGGATGATCCATGATACCAGTCAAGGATACGCCTAACAAACGCTCTTCCTCTGTGTTGTCCTTCCATATCTTCCTCAAATATTTAAAGTCTGTTAGGGTAGATTGTAGGGTGCCCAAGATAGTTGCAAGGCGAACCTTACGTTTGAGGTCATCCAGTGAGTCGGTTTCACGAACCACTACTTCTGACAAGTTACAGAACTGGTAGCCACGCAAGATGATCTCAGAGCACGGATTTGTACCCCACATGTAACCTTGCTCACGGCGTCCGTTACGGCCTGCCTGTTTGTCTGCCGCCTCACGGTTGAACATACCACGCTCACCAGACTTACTGTCGTACAGCGCAAGCCACTCACGCATAAACGTACCAATCTCAGGCTTTGACTTATACGCTACAGAATTGTTAGCCAACGCACGTTGCCCTTCATTCTCCCACCACTGACCTGATTTAGCGTGAGCCATCTGATCGTCATTTAAATTAGATAAGCTAATCAGTGCAGAACGACGTACACCACCTACAACTACAACCTCGCCTATCTTACACATGATGTCGTGACATTCTATAGGAAACAACCGACGCCCTTTAGCTTTCTTAAATATACTAACAGTAAAATCAAACAGGTCTAGCAGTGGTTGTGGGCCGGATGCGCGACCCCCCATGACTTTAAGACGGGCACCAGCCTCGCGTATTTCAGACACATCCCAAGTAGGAATTTGTCCTGCATATAGTAAAGCAATTAGTTCACGCAAAGCTTTTGCCCATCCCGGCTTACTATCAGCTACTGAAATAACGATGCCAGAACTACCAAAATTGTCGGATACAACAGGTAGTTTATCCACGTTTTCTCTCTCCACACTGAAACCAACACCAGTACCACACATCAAAATATACATGCACTCATCAAATGCACGAGGACTATCGACGGGAATATAGCTACAATTGTAGCCGCAGATATTATCACGAGCCAACGCTGACCCTGCAGTCATCATTGCTCTCATAGATGGCATGACATCAAGACTCAAGATACCGTCACGCAGTTCGTCGGTTACCTTCTTATCTAGCTTGACATTACACTTTCCTTGAATCTGGTTTTCCATGAAACCGACGTATCGATCCACAGTTTCATCCCAGTTCTCACGGCGTTGTTCGTCGTCTAGCCAACGTGCGTAGCGTGACTTGTGAATGAATTGTTGATATGGTGTTGGTAGCATGTTGCTCATGTCTTATTCCTTCTCTGTTGTTTCGATCAGTTTGTTGAGGTACCACTGGGCTTTTTTAAGATCTTCGATTCCGTTTTTGTAACGATATCTCCAGAGGTATTTAATAATGTTTCCTTGCAGGTAGTATTGAAACCCATCGTCTGTCGCCGCCGCGATTGCTTCAATGCACTCGACACCTGCTTGATTATAGTGTGCCGGATTGTTGACAAGATCTACGCCCCCATATGCTTCTTTACCTGCTTGTTCTGCTAGATCATAAGATGGCGGGTAGTCTTCTATGCTACCTACATCTATCTTAGATTTCATAAATTGTTCGTGTCTCATTGTTCTGTACCAAAGTCTACTCTAATAACATTGTCTTCAACTGACTTGATAAGCTTGGGATCTTCGACCTCTGCCTCATCAAGCATCTCTTGTCCTGCCAGACGAAACTTAACAGACGCTACACCTTGATCATACAGTTCATCTGTATGAAGTCGTATCATATCAATTGCGCCTTCCTGTATCAACATAGCAGGGTTGAAATCTTCATCGTCATCGTATGTATTACCTGTCGTATCATATGCTGACAAGGTAAATTCGCCGTTAC